CTGCGCGTACCGCGGGCTTTTAGAGAAACGTGCAGATTTTTTTCAAAAATATTGGAGACTACATGAGCCAAAAATTAAAAACAGCACAAGACAAAATCATCAAAGCGCTCAGAGCTGGCGCGACGATGCAGATTGCAGCAGACGTTGCCGGAGTCGGACGATCAACGATCTACAAATGGATTGCGAAAGGAGAGCAGCCAAGAGCGCAAAAATTATTCAAGAGCTTTGCAGAAAATGTCAGAGCTGCAGACGCTCATGCTGCAATGTCTGCACTAGAGACGATCAATCACTCAATACAAGAAGGAGATGTCAAGTCTGCAATGTGGTTGCTCTCCCGGAGACATGGATACAAGAACGATGCACAACACGCAATCCCCGAAGCAGAAGAAGAGACACAGAACAAAGCCGACTCTCTTGATTATCGGACGATGCTGACCATCCAGATCTCCGAGCTAAAGCAAAGCATGACAAAAGCAAAGGACTCCGGCTCATGGCAAGCATACGCAGCACTACAGAGACAGCTCGTGACTATGATGCAAGCTCTGAAAGCATACGACGCAGAAGAGGGTGCAGTCGATGCACATGAGAGAATGACAGACGAGCAGCTCATGTCCGAGATCGTCAACACGATTATTGCGCTGCCTCCGATCCTGAGACAAAGAGTGCAAGCTGATCTGCATAGTCTTGTCGGCTCGAATGTCGTTGCACTCAAGAAGGCATGACATGTGGGAAGATCTGAGAGACTACAGAATAATAGAAGGAGACTGCATCTCAAAAATGCGAGAGCTCGCTCCTTGCTCAATCGATGCGATTGTCACTGATCCTCCTTACGGGATCGGGTTTATGGGCAAGAAGTGGGACTGCTCTGTCCCCGGTCTTGAATGGGCGAGAGAATGTCTGCGAGTACTGAAGCCCGGAGGACACATCATCGCATTCTCTTCGACTCGGACAGTGCATCGTCTCGGAGTCGCGATTGAAGATGCAGGCTTTGATATACGAGACACGATACACTGGTGCTATTTCTCTGGATTCCCAAAGTCGCGAGACATTGACAAAGACTTAGATTGTGATGATTGGGAGGGATACGGGACAGCACTCAAACCTGCAATAGAGCCTGCAATCCTAGCACGAAAGCCAATAGAGAAAGGATTGACTGTCGCACAGAATGTCTTGAAATATGGTACGGGTGCGCTCAATATAGACTCTTGTCGATTCGGTTATGGCGATCCCTGTTGGATAGGTTCTCAAGAGAAGCCACATTGGGAAATAGGCACATCAAGAGGCAATGTCGGTCATAAATTATCAGAATCAAGTCAAATAAGAAATACTCCTCCGTCTGATATAGGAAGATGGCCTGCAAACCTTTATCAATGCGCAAAGCCGAGCAGAGCAGAGAGAGAAGCAGGACTTAAACATCTGAAGAGACGGACAGCAAAGAGCAACATGTGCTTGAATGACGGACAAGGAGAGAGATTCGACGGACGAGAATCTCCAGACGTTGCAAACTTTCATCCGACAGTCAAGCCGATCAAGCTCATGAGATGGTTATGCAGACTGATCGGAGGACAGAAGGGATCAACGATTCTTGATACTTTTTGCGGATCGGGCACAACAGGATGCGCAGCAATCCTTGAAGGATTCGACTTTGTCGGGATTGAGATAACGTCTGAATACTTGCCAATTATCAAAGGTCGTCTTGATTGGGCAAAAGAAGAATACAAGAGAGAGAATGCACAGCTTGATCTCTTTGAGGATGCAGTATGAGAATCGTCGATCTTGATGTCACAACCTTAGAGGGACAAATCCTGTATATGCTCGACAAGGTTGCGACGAAAAACGCTGCTGTCAATGCTTTGACTATGGAGCTAGACAAAGACAAAATCACGCTCCGTAACTATCTCCATATATACAAGCAGACAGTGACAGCTCCTCAAGTCGACGATCTAATTGCAGCAATCATCAAAGACATGTTATTGCAAGAAGACGACATCAAGCTCGTCTTTGATATGGACGGAGAATCATGGACAGACTGCATCCAAAGAATAAACGAGAGGAACGAAAGCAAATGGTAGAGATTATTCTTGCAGGTTTGATCGGTGTCCTCCTCGGAGTCGGAGGAGCGAAAGCACTCGAGAAGAAGCAGCCGACAATCGAAGACACGACAGCAACGAAGCAGCAAGAAGTCATCCAGCAGCTCACAGACTTAGATGTGATCAAAGAGATCTGCAATCCCGATCAGACGAAGACACAAGAAGGACTGCTGCTCTGTCGTGAGATGACATGTCTCGTCTACTCAAGAGGAATCGATTCTCAGACATCCGGGAAGCAGTGCGAAGAGATCTCAAACATACAGAACACGATGTCAATGATCGAATACTGCAACGAGCAAGGAGACGGAACACTCTGCACTGATCTATTCTGGAGAAGAAAATGAATAGCCTCGGAGGAATGGCTCAGCGTCTGACATGGTTGCGAAAGAGAGCAGAGAATGATCCTTTGAGATACTTCTCTCCTACTCCTCCACAACAAAAATATCTCGCAGACAAAGCTCCAATCAAAGCACTGATCGGAGGGAATCAAGTCGGCAAGACTTTAGCGACATGCGCACTCTTACTCTATCATTGTCTCGGTCGGCATCCGCACTACAAGACAGATCCTCCTCCAATCGAAGCATGGCTCATAACACACTCGCACGAGCAATCTCGGACGATACAACAGAAGCTCTATGACATGATCCCGAAAGAAGAGCTTGATCCAAGCTGCGAGTTTGTCCGGGGCAAAGGATTCCGAGGTCTTGCTCCTCTCGTCAAGTTTACAAACGGATCAATCATCCGTATCAAGACAGCGAATCAAGGACTAGGATTGGCATCTGCGACAGCGAATCTTGTCTGCATCGATGAGCCTGTCGATCAGTCTACATTCAACGAGCTCGTCGCTCGTACTTCGCGAGGAGGAGCAGGAGGCAAGAGAGGGACAGTCGCGATCAGCTTGACTCCCGTCGGAGGAGTCGATGTCACATATATCAAAGAGATGATTGAGAGAGGACTGATCTCTGCACATCGTGCTCCCTTGACTGTCGATGCAACGACTCCGATCGGACTCCCGAAAGGATTCTTGCTGTCACAAGAGCAGATCGACAAGATCACAGAGGCCTATCTGCCTTACGATAGAGAAGCTCGAATCAATGGATCTTTTGACGTTGCTCCTATTGGAGTCGTCTTTGAGAACTTCAGCGAAGACATGATCAGCTCGCAACCAGTCCCGAGAGGAGGAGATTATCGTTTCTGTGTCGGTATTGATCATGGTTCCAATCCAGGATCACAAGTCGCGATTCTTTCCTGCGTAGACATGAGAGATCCTCAGAACCCGAGAATCTTTGTCCTTGGAGAATACACATCAGGACAAGCTCCTCCCGAGCATCATGCACAAGCGATTCTTGAGATGCTGAAAAAATACGGAGTCGATCCGAATCTTGCCATCTGGACAGGAGACGGAGAGCACAGAGGCCGCGATCAATACCGCATGAATAACATTATGCTCATGCGCGCCTTTGAGAGCATCTTGGGCTATCCTCCGAGAGGTCTACCCTTTACGATACGCAGAGCGCGAAAAGGTCGGCACTCCGTCTATTTTGGTGCTAGTATATTGCATGCAATCATGTCGAGAAAACATTTTTGGATACGTCCTGAATGTGCGCAGACGATAAAATCAATTCAGAGCTGGACAATGAAGAGAACACAATCAGCAAGATCCCGAGATCCCTATGGACACGCAATCGACGGTCTGAGATATGGACTGCTTCCGATTCTGGACTACAAGCCAACGATTCCACAACAAATTAAGGTGTACTAATGCATATCAATAACGTACCGCCAAAACCGCAAGCTCCGACAGACTCCGATCAACGAAGATGGGAGCACTCCGCACTCAGACGAAGACTGTTAACCGGACTTTGGGAGCAGGATTTAGAGGATGAGCTCCTCCGACATCTGCCGACAGACAGAAGAGAAGCTCTCGGACCGTCAGACTTGAGCAGCTGCGCAATCGAGCAAGTCACAAGACAGCTCGCGATGCTCTATCACTCAGAGCCAAACATCACAGGAGAAGGAGACATCTCTGAGCTCGTCGGGCGCGATGGATATGTATCGAAAGCAGGATACTTCCAGCTGATGCAGAAGGTGCAGCAAATGACTCTCGGTATTCGAGAAATGTTTGTACGCGTCGACGTTGCTCCTCATATTCCCGGAGACGTTGCACGAGTGCCCGGTCTGTCCTTTCGTTGCGTCTCTCCTGACTTTGTAGTCTGCGCAGCTTCAGAGGATGCTCCCGACATTCCTCTGTATTATCAAGAGCTCAGACTGAGGATGAATCCAGAGAATGGGGAGGCTATCTGGGTGTGGGACATCCTAGACATCAGAGATCCGAATGCTCCTCTCTTTGGCATGTTCGAAGCTACTCCTGCCGGAGGAGTCGGAAAGGACATGTCGGAAGTTTACATGGGACATGAAGCGATGCGAGGAGAAGCATATCCTTATCGAAGCAAGGACGGAGTCCCTTTTCTTCCTGTCGTCTTGTATCATGCCGAGAAGACAGGACAGCTCTTTAACGCTTTTGACGCTGCACAGCTTGCATACGGTTCTCTGACAGCAGCAGTCCTCTTTTCCTTCTATGTTCACTGTGTGCGCGATAACTCTTGGCCGCAAAAGTATGTCGCAGGATTGCATCTTGCAGGACTCTCTCAGCTCGAAGGAGATCTCACAGGACGACGATCTGCAATCTCTACCGATCCAAGCTCTATCTTGATGTTTCAAACCGATCCCGACATGCAAGGACAGCCGCTTATCGGTTCTTTCACATATAGCGATCCCGAGAAGCTACTCGAGAGTATCTCAAAGTATGAATACAGAGTCGCGACAGCAGCAGGCATCTCGTCCGAGGTCCTGAGACAAAGCGGAGATCCAAGAAGCGGATATGCACTCTCAATCTCAAGAGACGGACAAAGAGAAGCGCAGCGCAGATATGCTCCTGTCTTTCGTCGAGCAGACGAAGAGATGCTGTCAAAATGTGCGATGCTGTGCAACCGTTTTTTGAGTGCCAATCTTCCAGAGACAGGATACAGAGTCGTGTATACTCCTCTCGGACTTTCCCCGGAAGAGATGAGAGCACAACGAGAAGACATCATCCAGAAATTAAGCGCAGGACTTATCTCTCCAGTCGATGCAATGCAGATCATGAATCCAGATCTTGATCCAATCGAAGCAAAGCAAGAGCTCGAGAGAATCCGAGCAGAACGAGCTCAATACTCAATCTAACCCAATAGGAGACTACAATGACAGAGATAGAAAACGAAGGGCGAACATACGTCCTAAAATCCGAGATGGAAAACATCATCAAAGAGAGAATCGGCAAGGTCGCAACGAGAGCAACGACAGCCGAGAAAGCACTGGAAGAAGCACAGAGCAGACTCGCAAAAGCGGAGAAGGCAATGTCTTCTGTCGACATTCTTAATCAACAGCTCGCAGAGATGCAGACAAGACTCCAGAGCTCAGAGCAACGATTCGAGCGATACCAATCTATATCGAAGCATGGACTGACAGATCCCGATCTTGTGGAGGCGATAGAATGGAGCTTTGAACGAGCGCAAAAAGGCAAGAGCGACAAGGAGCGACAGACTCTCTCAGACTGGCTTGATCAGCAAGTCGAGAATCCAGAGACAGCACCGATCACCATCCGTCCACACTTGCAAGCATTGAAGATGATCGGAGAAGACAATGCAGAAGCAGGAGATCTCCCCGAAGCATCGACAGCATCACAGCTCCAGGCTCTCGGAGAATCACTTGAACCACAGCAGGCCGCAGCTCCGCGCACAAACGTCGGAGCAATCCCGGCGCCCGACTCTCCGGGCTTTCTTGATCGTGCCTTGAAAGATCCCGAGTTTTATGCAGCGAACAGAGACAAAGTCATGCAAGCATGGAAGAATCGCAACCGGAGACAATCATGAGCGAAGACTTAAGAAGCCTAAACGTATATCCTGCATTCTATAACTTCACAGCAGGAGACTCGACAGTCACAGAGATCCTTCTTCCTTCTCCGGCTACACAGATCAGTCTCGGAGCGACAGGAAAGGAGATTTATGTCTGTCGCAATGGAGCTACAGACGGAGGAGCGATTCCATCGAATAAGATGACTGTGCCTTCGAGTAATTATATCGTGCTCAGACTCGGACGAGGAAAGAATCGCCCTGAGTCGATCTTTGTCGCATCGAAGTCGGGCAATGCAGAGATCTCGATAGTACTTGAGGAGTTATAGGTGTGTTCAGGTTTGCATTTTTCATCAACGAGTCAGGCGGCACAGGAGGAGACATGAAACAAGCGGATCTATCCTCTCAATGTGATGGCTCAAATACGTCTTTCGAATTGCCCGAAGAATATCAGGCAGGATCTCTCAGAGTCTACTATAATGGAGTCCGACAAGTAGAAGGAGAAACGTTTAGTGAGCACAACTCGACTACATTCACGACGACAGACTTCACTCCCGAGACAGGAGATTATCTCACTGTCGATTATATCGCATCCTCATAAATAGGAGATCCCAATGGCACAAGATTACCGAGCTCTCGATACTTTTCCGGCAATAAAGAAATTTGCTATCAATGGCACAACATGCGTAGAGGTATTCATTCCGAACGATTGCAATCAGGTCACAGTATCCAGCGAATCACATAAGTTTTTCGTAGGACAGCAAGGACAGACAGACGGACAAGCATTGACAGCAGATGCTCTCCCTGTTGCGCAAGATGCTTCTGTAACTTTCAAGATTGGCAAAGGAAGAAACAGAGCGCGCTCTCTCTTCTTTGAGAGCAACTCAACATCGGACAATCTCTTCATTATTATGGAAGAAGTTATCTAACAGTTTCTGGAGACTACAGACACGTGTATTAACATCAAACCTATATAGGAGTATCTCTCATGGGATCAGTACAAATCAAAGGCGGTCAGATAGTCGACTCGGCTATTAGCGCCTCAAAACTCGCATCAGCAGCCGTTACATCGGCAAAACTCGCATCAGGAGCCGTCGGATCGGCAGCTCTTTCTTCAGGCGCAGTCACATCAGCCGCCATCGCTTCAGGCGCAATTAACTCTGCTTCATTCTTCGGAACTGGTGTTGTTGCAACCGCAGCTCTTGCAGACGATTGTATCACTGCAGACAAGGTTGGAGACGGTGAAATCGGCACTGTAGCACTCGCAAGTGCATGTATTACAGAGGCTAAACTTTCTTCAGGTGCGGTCACAAGTAGCAAGCTCGGAGCAGCTGCAGTCCAGACATCAAACGTCGGAGACGCTCAAATTACCACAGCCAAGCTCGCTGCTGATGCTGTAGACGCAAGCAAGCTCGACTTGACCGATACTTATGACTTCTCTTCCGGTACTTTGCAAGTCGGCACTCCGAGCAATGCAAACGACGTACCGAATAAGAGCTATGTCGATTCTGTTGCAGCTGGATTGTCTGTCAAGGAAAACGTCCGAGTCGTATCTGACTCAAACGTCGATATTTCTTCAGCTCCTGCAAGCATTGACGGAGTTACTCTTTCAAATGACGATCGTGTTCTTTTGATCGGTCAGACAGACGGTGCTGAGAACGGTGTCTATGTCTTCGCTGGTTCTACTAATGCAATGTCTCGTTCTACCGATATGGATGCTGGCGACGACTTTCCTGGAGCATTCCTCTTTGCTCTCGAAGGTAACACATACGACAATCAAGGCTTTGTTTGTATCAATGACACAGCTCCAACTCTCGGCTCTACAGACATCGATTTCCAGCGCTTCACAGGCCTCGGTTCTGTAACAGTATCGGGCGGTTTGGAGAAAAATGGCGATGACATCTCAATCGCTGACGGAGGAGTATCGACTGCAAAACTTGCAGATGGTTGTATTACTTCCGGCAAGGTTTCTACAGGTGCGATTCTGACAGCAGCCATCGGTTCAGCTCAAATTACACAAGCAAAAATGGCTAATGATTCTGTTGGATCTGATCAGCTAATCGCTGGTTCTGTTGGATCAAGTGAGCTCGCAAGTGATTCTGTGACTACTGTGAAGGTACTTGATGCAAATATTACTACAAGTAAGCTCGCAGACTCTTGTATCACAAGCAGCAAGCTCGGCACAGCTGCCGTCCAAACAGCAGCCGTCGGAGACGCTCAAATTACTAATGCCAAGCTCGCAGCTGATTCCGTGGACTCTGCCCAAATCGCAGACGGAGCGATCAACGATTCCGCGATGCTTGCAAACGGTGTTGTCGGTCAGAATCAACTTGCTTCAGCTTCAGTTTCTTCGGCAAAAATTGCTTCAGGGGCCGTTGGTACTACTGCCTTAGCTAATTCCTCCGTGACTTCTGACAAACTTTCCTCGTCATCCGTGACTGCTGGCAAGCTCGGAATCACTTTTGCACAAGAGGGAGCTCAGATCTCCGGTAGCTCTACAACTACAATCGATCTTGCTCAGACTCTTCCAAGCAACAGCATCAACTCCGTACTTGTATTCAAGAACGGTCTGTCTCTTCGCAACATGACAGCACTCGGAGACACTGCTGCAGACGAAGACGAGTTTTCAGTATCTGCAAACGGTGGATCTGGAGGGGTTGCTCGTTTGACTTTCGGTGCTGCTCTTGCTGATCAAGATGGTCTGATCATCTGGTACTGGTACTAAGATTTAAAGTTTCGTACTGTGAGCCCGGCCCAATGTGGTCGGGCTTTTTTTATGATATACACAAGTTATCCACAGGCTATGAATAACTAAAAAGGCAGAGACATCTGCTCTTCATTGCTCTCTTTTTTGGGCTCTGCTATCTCTTTCTTGCCATTGAGCTCATTGCATCGCGACAAGGCTCTCAGATACTCTCCTCTGGTCATTCCTCGTCTCTTCATTGGCTCGCATACAATCTTGCCATCAATATATCGAGCAAAAATGTCAATCATACTTGCACTCTCCTTTTTTATGCTATACTAGGAATGATACAGCAGGGTACGGTCGCACCGGTAACAGCAGAGCAGCCCACAGCACTCTAAAACTATAACCCCTAATGAATGGAGGCCGCAATGGCTACAGTCGATCCGATTCGTTTTTCCAATATGGAAAACATCCTGCGCTTGAGCGCGATGATCTCTCAAGAAATCAATCTTCTCTTGAAAGACAATGCAAACCTAAGAAATACTCCTCTCCTCAGCTATCAAGGCTCTATCAATGGCCTCGGCTCTGACACTGTTCGTGTTCGTCTTGCTGGTCTTGATGGATATGACAGCATGGCAGCTGCTACTTCTGAAATCTCAGACGAAGCTGCAAACACAACAGCTCTCACAATCAACTCTGCCGATCTTGTAGCAGCTCGTCAATACATCATCTATGAGATGAGTGATCTTGCTTCTATGACTGGATTCGGAGGAGCAGACATCGATCCTTTCCGTATCGCTCAAAGCATCGCGGGATCTTATGAGGCTCGCTTTGCTGAGCTCACAGGAGAAGCTGCTGCATTGTTCGGAACTTCTAAAGGCTCAAACACAACTAGTCTCTCTGTAGACGATTTCTTCGATGGGATCTTTGAACTTGAGCAAGCAGACTCTGGATCCGGTGCTCCCGGTCCTTACGCTGCTGTTTTAGCTCCTAAAGCATTGACAGAGCTTCAAGACTCTCTCCGTAACGAGACAGGAAATGCTATCTCTCGCATGCAGTCTTCTATTGACATGCTACAAGCGAAAGGTGAGAACTTTGCTGGTAACTTGTTCGGCGTAGACGTGTATCGCAGCAAGTACGTTAAAGAAAATGCTTCTTCTGGCTATGACAACTACATGATCTCTCCGATGGCTCTCGGATATGTCGACGGTATTCCTGCCGGCGTACAAGGCTCAGCTGATCTCATGTCTATGGGTAAGGTTGTAGTCGAGTTTGATCGTCGTCCTATGAGCGCAAGCACTTTCATCGTAGGTCACGCATATCTCGGACTCGGTATCATCGAAGATGCTCGCGGAGTCAAGCTGCTCTCTGCACGCTAGAAAGATTCGCTTTGTTGGGAGACTTCAGGATTTAATTTCTGTAGTCTCCAAATTCTGCGAGTCTCCCAACTCTTTTTTATTGGAGACTACAATGGACTACACAAACTTTTCACAACCTTGGGAAGAGAAGACGCAAACACAAACGCGCATTCCCAAGAAAGCAAACAGCCGATTCTTGTTTGCGCACAATCCCGAGAACTGGGAGCTCAAAGTGTTCGACACATACACAACAACGACAGACGGAAAGAAGAAGAAAGAAAAGATTCCTCTTTTGCTTCCTGTCTTGTCTAGTGTATCCGAGACTCCTGGTGTCAATGGGACCAGAGCAGTCGGAGGCCGCATCGACAGCTCAATCATGAGAACAAACATGCAAGATCAAGGATGGACTCTTCTTGATCCTGTCAAGCATGACTACATGCGCGTATATCCTGCGCACAAAGGCAACTATCATACATCTAAGTGGATTCGTCTCGAGAAGGTCGGTCGACGAGTGATAGAGCACTTCGATCAAGACGCATTTGATCAATGGAGACTTTCTCTCATGAGAGAAGGAGCACTCAATCCTCCACACCCACAAATCGCAGCTCTCAGACTGATCTCCATGAATCGAGCAATGAGCAGACTTGAAAGAGATCAACATATCCCCGAAGTCGCAAACAGACTCAAGTCAAAGCAGGAAGAGCTCAACCTGACAAAGAAGGCAATCAAGCGAGTCGAAGATCTCGGAGCTGGAGCATACAATGTCCGATAGCAACAAAAGAGCAGCAATCGATCGAATCGCTCAGAAGGTCGCACAGCAATCTAACATCTCACATACACAAGCTCGTCAGATGGT